TTCCGCAACAGGAAGGTTTAAAGAACGTTCAAAATTATCTTTAACTGCATCTATTTTAGAATGATAAAGGTCTTCTGTCAATGAAGAGATATCAAAATCATCATCTAGGAATATAATTCCTTCTTCATTGAAATACTCAGTAATTCCTCTACATCCATAAAAAATTGGAATAGTTCCAGTAGCAAAACAATCTGTAATCTTCTCAGTGAAATAGGTATCATAAACTGCATTTTCTACTGCAATAGAGAACATATAATCCTTTAGTGCTTCTTCTTTACAAGAAATATCTCGGATACCCCTACCAAATAAATCTACTTGGTCTTTGAACTTATTCACAAACTCAAGTCTCTTTATATGTCCAGGAACCATAGACTTATTTGATGAGACCATAGAGACTAATTTGGTCTTTTCAAATATCTGTCTATCTACAACCCAAGGTGCAGCATTACTAATTGCATATTTAATCTTTGGATATTTTTCACATAATTCTCTATCACAACTAAAAATACCATCAACTCTGGTAGCAGCAAACTCATAATTTTTAATAATCCAATCATAGATTGGTTTAATGATTTGCTTGGATTCCAACAACCAAATATAAGTGGGTTTGGTTTGAACCGTAGAAAATGCTTCCAGAGAACGTTGATTTACATAGAAATTAACTTCTCCAGAACCATCATAAACCCACTCAGTAAACTTAGAAGTGTTTTTATCTGAAGTAGAAGGAAGAAGAGAATCGTTGCAATAAAGATTAATCTTAAATTTGCTCATTCTTCATTGCCTCAAAGACTTTAGCAATTCCTTGCTCGATAGTTGTTTTGGGCATCCACCATTTAGTCAAATATGTATCTGGAAGATTTCTTTTATCCATTTGAACAGAATCTTTTTCTTCTGATGGTTGAATCTTCACTGACTTATCAATCAAATTAAATTGACCAGAAATAATATTTGCAATATCAAGAATCTTTGTGGAATGGAAACTTGTGATGTGAAGATTATCTTCTGAAGTAAAGTCATTATAGTTTTCCATAATTGCCTCTAGTGCTTCGCAGCAATCTTCAGCATAAAGAAACTCACGTTGCTCCTGACCATCAGTAAGCATATCAATTACACCAGTCTCAAATCCTTTACGAATAAAGTCAGTAATAACGTGTGCTTTATCGTGGTCTTTTTCGATGCCATACACATTCCAGAACTTAACAATAAGTCCATTAAGAGACTTAGTATAAAGTTCTCCAACATTCTTCAGAACTCCATATGGAGAATAACTCATATTGCTCATCTGAGATGATGCAAAAACAAACCTCTTATTGTACTTCTTAAGAAGTCCAAATGCATTTGCCATCAGACGTGCATTGTTATCAATGAACTGAAATGTGTGCTGATACTTTTTAAGGTATCTGGAACCACCCACATCAAATGCAAGGAAGAATACAAAGTCAGAATCTTTGATATTATCTTCCAAGTTTTGATTTGGAATAACTGTCATATCCTGTTCTGGTCCATTCACAACATCAAATTCATTGACGGTATGACCTTTTCCACGAAGATATTCGGTCAGGTATGCTCCAACCTGACCACTTGAACCTAATACTGAGATTTTCATTCTAAGCTATCTACTATCCAAAGAGTTTGTACGTGTGGGTAAGAATTCCCACTTTGATATAATTTAGTCATAGAGATTCCCCACTGGTCTAGAATCTCTTTATGTGCTCTGGATTCTCCATCTTTGAATTCTTCAAACCCAGGAGTTCCACCCCAATCATCATACCCAATTAGTGTTCCAGGAACAATCAAATTATTCTCCATCAAATAATTAAATGCGTATTTTGTTGGGGAATAAATGTCCAAATCAAAATCAACGTAAAATGCTGGTTTTAAATCTTTTTGTTTTGGGAGAGTTTCCTCAACAAGTCCAGCAACAACAGATACTTTACTTTGATTATTTTTATTCGTAAAGATAGTTTGAACTTCTTTCTGAATATGATTTGCACAATCATCTGGAGTATCCAAACTCATATGCTTAAGAACATTAAATTCATCTGGAAAAATATCTGGATTCCAAGAATCTTGGAAAATGGGTTCTGCAGTTTCTTTTGGCATTCCAGTAAAAACATCAAACCCATGGAAAGTATTCACTTCTATTTTGTGTTTATTTAAAATAGAAGCAATTTCTTTCATCGACCCACCATTAAAAACACCAAATTGATAAACATCATAGTTTACCAATTCTTCTTTTTCAAAACTATTATGGTCGTTAACTGCGATATCTAATAAAGAAGTTCTCCAACTCATGATGCTTTCTTGGCAATTTGCTCACTAATCCATTCATATGTTTTGCGGATACCTTCTTCAAGAGTCTGTGAATAATCCCAACCAAGTTTTTCACGAATTAGGTCATTATTGGAATTGCGACCACGAACTCCAAGTGGTCCTGGAATATGATTCTTTTCGACTTCCTTATTTGAAACTTTAGCAGCAGTATCGACAAGTTGATTAATTGTCACCATTTCTTCAGAACCAATATTAACGGGTCCCATAAACTCAGAATCCATCATTCGACGGGTTGCTTCGATACATTCATCAATATAGAGGAAAGATCTTGTTTGCTTACCATCCCCCCATACTTCAATAGTGCCGCCCTCAGTCGGAAGATATGCCACTTTTCTACAAATCGCAGCAGGAGCCTTTTCTCGTCCACCTTCCCAGGTCCCCTCTGGTCCAAAGATGTTATGATATCTAGCAACACGTACAGGAATGCCGTAATTCCTATTGTAAGCAAAATATAGACGCTCACTAAAAAGTTTTTCCCAACCGTATTCAGAATCTGGATTGGCAGGATAAGCAGAAGACTCCCTACAATCAGGATTATCGGGATCAAGTTGGTTATGCTCAGGATACATGCAAGCAGAACCAGAATAGAAAATTTTAGTAGTATTCGTACCGACTCTTTCATTTAATTTACGTTGTTCCTCAAGAACATTCAAATTGATTGATACTGAATTATGCATAATATCTGCATCATTCTCCCCAGTGAAAACAAATCCTGCTCCTCCCATATCAGCAGCAAACTGATAAATTTCATCAAATGCTTGAATATAACGATATGGAACATGGTTATAAAAATTGCCAAGTTCTCCTTTATATTCTAGGACTCTACTAACAAAATCTACATCTCTAAGGTCTCCCTGAACAAATTCATTTGCTTCAGTGGGAGAAAATTCTGGTCTTTTAAGGTCTATACCACGAACCCAATATCCTTCGGAACGTAATCTTTTTACCATATGACTTCCAATAAAGCCACCAGCACCAAGAACAAGTGCTGTTTTAATGTATTGACTCATACTTTAATCAAGAAAATAATAATTCTTTAGTATATATCATACTAAAAAAGAGGGGTCTTGTAAACCCCTCTTCCATAAGATATTTTTAACTGGAATAATAACCAGGCGGGAGTTATCCCATCCGCACCACCAATTCTTTAGAGAAATTGGAAACTCAATCAGTTGTTCGATTTCTCGGCTCCACCACCTAGTTTTACTTAACTAGGAAAAGTTGAATTAATTTTGGTATTTCAATTGCGGCATAAAAACCACATAAAAAAAGTATATCCCAAAACTTATATTTGATTGCAAAAGGAACAACAAAAATATTCCCAATACATTTTACAAATAACCCAATTTTCATATCTCCCCATAACAGAAAAAAGTATCCTGATAAAAGGAGAATATTTCCAATATATCTGAAAAAATCAGATTTTGCCATAAGGGGGGATTGCTTCCGACCAGTGCTGTTAGAGTCCATCCGTGACTATTTTCCACCATCACTAATGTGATTTTTGTGTATATACATAATACCTGCAAATGGCACTATTGTCAATCCACATCCACAAAGAAAGAGAAAGAATGGATTTGCTGCTAGTTTTTCTACTATATGAAATATCATTTTAATTACCAGTCATCATTGCCGTCATAATCACCAGAAAGTTCCCTCAAATAATCAGTCCACCACTGAGGATCCTTTTTAATCTTCCAATCAGGAACGGGTTTACCTTGCTCGAAATACCAATCAAAGATTGCCTTTTCGATTATTTCTTTAGTCTCAATAATCCTCTTCTTTCTCATCAACGTCTCCATATGGGTCTTCCAAATAGGGTCCGTGTTCTCGTTTTGCATCCTCTCTGACATAATTGACTTCAGATACGCTAGTAGATAACCATAATGATACCTTCATTACTATGTAGATAACTGCGAGAGGAAGAAAACAAAGAGAGAGTATTAGTGCGTGTTTCATCAGTGTGCTGTTCCATTACCCTTATAATCTTTAGAATCATAATAACCACCCTTTGTTCCAAAATAAAGTGTAGATAATACAAAGGGAATTGCAGCAAATAAAAGTGCCTTACCTAACATGATGTCCCCCAAACATATACCTCATACCATTCAGAACCTTGGCTGCGAAAGAGCCCAAGTTGCGTGAATTAAATCTTTCAAAAAGGGCAGTAGTAATGACAGGAGCGGGTACACCAAGGTCCACAGCGGCAGAAACAGTCCAACGACCCTCACCACTATCGGAAACCCCTCCAGAGAACTGTTTAAGTTCACCATCATTCCGCAGAACATCAGCGGTAAGGTCAAGAAGCCAAGACCCAACAACACTACCACGACGCCATAACTCAGCAACTTCAGCAACGTCAATATCATAGCAATAAGATTCTGGGTCTGCCATTGGAGCAACCTCAGAATCTCCTTCCTTGACATATTTTGCACCTGCGTTTGCATTTTTAATAATGTTAAATCCTTCGGCATATGCCTGCATTATACCATACTCAATTCCATTGTGAACCATCTTCACGAAGTGTCCTGCTCCAGGTCCTCCACAATGCAACCAACCAAACTCTGCAGAGGTCAAAGGTGAGTCAAACTGAGTCCTCGGGGCAGCATTGACTCCTGGGGCAAGGGCATCAAAAATGCTCGCACAAGTGGCGACCGCAGTATTTCCGCCACCAACCATAAGACAGTATCCACGATCCAAACCGTAAACACCACCGCTAGTGCCACAATCAATATATTGGATACCCATCTTTGCCAGACGTTCTGCTCTCTTCCGACTGTCTTTAAAATTGCTATTGCCATGATCAATAATAATATCTCCCTCACTACAATATCGTAGTAGCTCATTAATTGTCTCCTCTACTGTTTCGGCAGGAACAACCATTTGAAAAATTCCTGGTTGAGTGCCACCTTTTTTATTTTGTTTAACTACTTTAACAAGATTTTCAATAGTAGTTGCAATTCCATTAACAAATCCCTTTTCAAAAGCTTCGTTTGCTTTTTCATAATTCCTCCGATAACCCCAGACTTCTATTCCTGCTTTCATCATACGACGGGACATTCCTTCTCCCATTCGTCCAAGTCCAATTAATCCTACTTTCATTTATCGCTCCCAGTTTTCGTATTCTTTTCTAAAATAAGCATCAACTTTATTTAAATCATCAAGATGAATATCACAAGTATAATTATGATCATCACACCACTCTAATGCAAACGAGTGAAATCTTTCTTCACTTTTTATTTTATTAACTCCATATATTCTTGCTAATGATGACATTACAAAATGCCAACATTGATGCTCCTTCTTCATTTTTCTGTAGATTTAAGAACTTCCTCCCAATCTTTCTGAAAGAGTTCTAGACCCTTATCAGTCATAATATTCTTATACATTGCCCAGAATACGACTGGCGGAATTGTAACTACATCAGCACCAGCAAGTGCAGACTGTTCTACTTGTCTTACATCACGAAGAGATGCTGCAAGAATTTGTGTAGATGTTCCAGAATAATCAAATGCCTTACGAATGTTCTTGATCAGTTCAATTCCATCTACGGAATTATCCATCCAACGACCAACAAAAGGTGAGATGAATGTTGCTCCTGCCTTTGATGCAAGAATTGCTTGTGCTACTGAGAATACAAGGGTCACGTTTGTTTTAATTCCTTTATCAGAAAGAAACTTACAAGCTTTAAGTCCTTCTACAGTACAAGGAACTTTGATTGTGACGGCAGGTGAAATTGAATAATATTTCTGTGCTTCCGAAAGCATTTCTTCTGCAGTATCTGCAACAACTTCTGCCGAAATACTTTCTAGATTTTGGAAATTAGATATTTCCTCAATCACTTCCAAAAGTTGTCTTCCACTCTTAAGAATGAGTGATGGATTGGTGGTAACACCATCGAGTAGTCCAGTTTCATATGCTGATTCGATAAATGAAATATCAGCAGTATCTAAAAAAATCTTCATACAGTATCTCCTATTGTGGATATGCGTTATTTAATCCCCAGTTAATAAAAAGCATTATGGATCCAAATAAACAAATGGCAGAAAATGTCAATCTAATCATTCCCCTCCTCCGTTTCTGAACCCTACGATATAACCAATAATTATTCCGCACATAAATGCTATAAACATATAAAGCATATGTGAGACAAACTCAATAAATATCATCCAATCTGTCGTCGTCATCGTCTTCATATGTAGATGGTTCTTCAAAGAGTTCTTGCATTTTTTGTTCAGTAACTCTTTGTTGTAATTTTGCTATGTCTTCGTCTGTAAATCTAACCACTAGTAAAGGATCTCCTGCTTTAACGTCGTTAAGTTCTGGATGTTTTACTTTTGGACTTTTTGAATATCCATAATGGGCATTCATAATCATCCACCCCTGCACGATCATTGTTAGGGATATTACCACTAGGACCAACCAAGGAACTAAAAAGATTAGTTCAAAGTGATTTTGAGCCATGAAAATACTGGCGGAATTACTCCAATAAGTCGAAGCAGACCTTCAGCAAAAAGAGCAAGAACAACCCAACCAACACACATTGAGATAATCGCAGCATTACGATTATGTTTTCGTATTGCATCATCAATCATCTCCTGCACTTCAGAACGACTCACACATTCATCATAAGGTTCCATCACTTTTCATCTCCAAGAAATTTTGCGAGAGGGTCTCTTCTGGTTTTAACAATCTCTACAGCTCTTTTATAAAACATGTTATCTGTATTACCAGATTCCTCAAAAGTTGCTTTGATCTTCACCCAATTATTATAGGTGTGCTGATCCATACGATTAATGCGTATTACTACTATATAATAATCACTTACAGTAAAATGTCATCAAATTTGTTGGTTTGATAACTTTGATTAAAAAATTATTAAATTATCCACCATATAAATCACAAAATGTGTCGGCATCCATAGAACTCATTGCTAGTTCATAGTTGAAATCATAATACTTATTAAGTTCATGAATTAATTCAAAATCATTAAAACTTGTTGCAAATTTACCTATTGGATACCCAAGTTGCACTAACCATAACATCCAGTTATATTTACCAAAGATAGTTTCACCAGAACTTATATTAATGTGTATATTATTGGTTTTCATCAATTCCAAATAGAAATTTGTCCTTTCATTTAGATTTTTAGTTTTTTCTCTAACAAAATCCCAAAACTTTCCTTCTTTATTTGTATTAAAATAATGCATAGAAACATAGTCTACAGTTTCATCATATGCAATGGTCATCTTATTATTATATAAAGTTATATCATCTTGACTATAAAAAGAAGAATTTAATACTCTATCCAATAATTCGATTCCCATTTGGATAAACTGAAGTCCTGTACTTTCAAGTGGTTCAATAAATCCGGCAGATAATCCGATATTTACAACATTAGCATTCCAGAATTTTTCACTGTAGTAAGGTGTCCAGTCAATAACTTTTAAGGATTCTTTTTCTACTCTGTTATCCCAGTACTTAACAAAATAATCTTTTGCAGTATCAATATCAGTAATTGATCTATTGAAAACTAATCCACTACCAATTCTACTTTTAACTGGTATTTTCCATATCCATCCATGCTCAACTGCATCAGATGCAGTGTACGGATGGAGTTCACTTTTTCTATCTTTATATGGTATATGACCTGCGATTGCAGTATCACAAAATAATCTATTCGATAAATCTACTTTTATACTATCATTACTTAATACTTTTTTAAATCCAGTACAATCAATATATAAGTCAGATTTTATTTGTTGATTATTTTTTAGTTTAATACTTGCAATATATCCATCATTATTTTTTACAACATCAACAACTTCTGAGTTTATAAAAGAAATTTTATCTTGTAATTTTTCTTTTATAAATTTTACAAGTTTTCCACAATCAATATGTCTGGCAATTGATTTTACAGATTCCAAATTAACTTTTTTATTTGCAATATACAATTCATAATCTGGTAGTCCATAATCAACAAAATTTAAGTGCTGAGTATTTGACCAAAGACTCAAATTATTATCATAGTTACTACCAAACTTCGCATAGGAGAATGGATGCCATATATTTTCACCATCAATCTGCCAATTTTCAAATAATATACCTCCTTTAATCGTGGCATCAATTTCATTAAACCATTCTTTTTCGGAAAATCCACACTTTTCCATAAAAGATAAAAATGGAATTAGTGTTGCTTCACCAACCCCAACTGGAGAACCATCAAATTTATCAATAACAGTTATATTAACATCTGGGGAACATTTTGAAACTAGATAAGAAGCAGTCAACCAAGCAGATGTTCCCCCTCCAACAACTGTAATTGATTTTATTGATTTTATCATAATTATTTAATTTCAAATTCAAGTTTTTTTACTTTTCTATTTCTTCTAGATTCTTGATAGAGCAAATCTTCTCTGCTTAATACAGTCTTGGGAGAATTGTCCTTTCCAGAAATTATAAGTTCAACTAAAGATAAATCCAGAGCAGTAATTTTCTCTCCTGTTATTGTTGTAATATTATCACAACCACAACATTTTGTTTTTATTGGGTGAGACTCCAATTCAATGTTACAATTTTTACATCTTATTTTTAGCATTTTATTCACCATATATTAATAAGATATTTATTTCATAAAAAGCGGGCAACGGGGATCGAACCCGTGACTACAACTTGGAAGGATGGTATGTTACCTCTACACCATGCCCGCAATATATTATTAGTTTAATTCATTTAATTTATTTTAGCAATAGGGAAAGTATATTACTTTCCCCATCTATTCTATTGTATCAAATTTCTACCGTGATCAGTCTGGAAGCATAATCATAGGCATAAGATGTGCGAGCACCATGATGCCCCCAACCAATCCAACTATACGCATAGTCCATGTAACGATCAATAGATTTACCAGGAGTTTTCATCCTATCTTGAATTCGTTGCCATTGAACTTCAGTCGTTAGATAACGAAGTTGCGTGTGAAGTGATGATGGTGAACCACCATACCTCTTAGCAAAATCACCCAATCCATAATATCTATTGGCAGATGTCCATTGAATCAGTCCGTAACCGCGACCGCAGTTACTCCAACTGGTTCTACTACCACCTTCACAAATGTTAGGAATAAAAGTAGATTCCTGACGAATATTACCCATGATGGTAGCAAGGGCGTTTCTGTCTTTAATACCACGATCCTGGAAGAATGCCAGGGCAGCATTTTCATGTTCATTACACCCTTTACAAATTAGTCTTTTCTCTTTTGGCTTTTCGGGAGCAACCTCTCGGATTGCTGTCTTCTTTTCATCTACAAGGTCAAATTCTTTAATAACGGAAAATTGTTTAGTTGTTGGTTCCACTGGAGGTGGAGGACCTTGCATCTTGTAGTTGACGAATGGCAGTGATGCCGTACTGGTTGTAACCGTTGCCAGAAGGGGCAAGGCTACTGTAAAGATAGATTGCATTAAAATTAATTGAACTCTACATCCGTCTAGGTAAAGGAGAAATTCCCCGTCTCAGGGGCAGTACCCACGGCTCTAAATTTTCATTCACATTCTCATAATAAAAAACCCTACTCATAATAGGGATCCAAAAATTGGATTTTGCATTATAAGTGATTATTTAGAAATATTACAAATCTGGAAAATAACCACTAATATATTCCAAAGATAAAACTTCCAGATTTTCTTTCTGAATCACCCAATCTCGAATCTCACCATAAACACTTTCAGCATCTTTGATTCGACCCTCATCACACAATTCGTGCATACGATTGATATGGTCTTCAATAAGTGTATTGCAGACTTTTTTAACTTTTAGGTCACTCATTAAAATAATCCTTCCGATAATATCTTCCTAGGACATTAGAATTATAATACGCAGGAGTCCCGTCGTCAAGAGACTCAATCAAAACGTTATTTACAAAGAGTTGTCTTGTCTCTTCGTAATTGCATTTTCCTTTTGTTTTATGAAGACTGAGGATTGTTCTACTAAATGACTCTTTCCCCCAAAGGTTAACATCGACTTTGAGTTCAGGACAGGAGCCGTAATACTTTTTCCAATCGGACTCTGACTTAACTTTTCTAGATTTTCCTCTTGGTGTGCGGAAACTCCAGAAATACTTTCTACCAATATATTTGCGACCAGTCGGAATGCAAGATATAAGATATACAAAACCAAAATTATCTTGAATATTATCTGACTCAAAAATTTCCCCATTGAATCTCCAAGGGTTTTCATAACTCATATTGTATTATTGTACTTTGAGCTATTTAGAACCTAGAATTTTCTTGAAACTCCACAGAGTCATTTTAGACATAAAAAAACACCCCCGTCAAGAGGGTGTAAAATTATGTGAAGATTTAAAATCAACGACCAAAATTTGGTCCAGGATTTCTATTCTTATTCTCAAGGTTCTTAGCACCTTGCTGCATGACCTGAGAACGGGTTTGACCTCTTCTTTCTGCTGCCGCACCACCACCAGCACCATAAGTAGTTAAACTACCACTATCATTTCTACTTGCTGGTTTAGCAAATGGTGAAGAAACGGTTGGACCTGGTTTTGGTGTTGGTTGTGAAGATTGCATCTGTGCTGCTCTACTTGCACGAGCTTTGTCCCTCAAACCACCAAACCATTCTCCTGGTGCTTCAGAAAGAATTTGGTCTAACCATACCTCACTCATATTTTCAATGATCACATTTGCATCATTAACAGTTGCAGCAAAGTTGTTCTCAAGGAGGTATGATGCTACAATCTCATAAATTTCATACTCTTCAGGAAGACCTTTTTCTCCACCAACTTTATGAGTTTTTCCTGCTTTTAAATTTGCTTTACGATATTGAATATCATCCTTTTCCCAACCTGCTAGTTTAGGTGTTCTAACAGGTTTTTGTCCTGGTTGTGTTGGAGCATCTGCTTCAGCACCACGAGCACGACCTAGAGTATAATATCTTGGACCAGTATCCTCATCTCCAGAAATTCTCTTGCCAGCATCAGAACGACCCTTCATATATGCTACTGGGTCTTTAGCACCTCTGGTTTTCTTTGGTGTTCTCTTTGCTGCTTCATCAATCTCGTATGCCTCACCAAACTCACCCATTGCTTTTTGCTTACGGAGTTTCTTAGCACTCTTGGTTACACCACCAGGACCCTCTGAAGGATAATCGTGGTCTTGACGAGTTCCGACACCGTGCTTAGAACCTGCTCTTGCTCTTTCCCTATCTTCATCACTCATTCCCCTTCTTGGAGAACCATAAGGAGAAGTTCTGTTAGCAGGATTAGTTCTGCTCAACATCTTCTTGAGGAAAGGCTTTCTCTTTGCAGTCATCTTGGTTTTTGATGCTGCACTATATGCCTTTGGTGTAGAACCATATGAACCTTCTGCTTCATCAAGATAGATGTCAAACATTTCGTCCATAGTATAATCAGAAAGGTCATAACCCTCTTCTACAAGAGAATCTACCCAAGATTCAAACTCTTCATTATATTCTTTGTTCTTAACTGCTGCGATTGCTTGTGCCTTTGACATTCCAGATGCAATCATTCTTGCAATTCTTACATCTGCGAAATCATTATCACCATCTTGATCTTGGTCCTTCTTTTTGCCCTCATAGATTGAACTATAGAGACTTGCAACATCCTTGAGAGTTGCTTTTGAACCCCACTCATAGGAACTGCGAATTGTTCTAGCATTTGGACCAACATCACCTGATGCTCCACCTCTAGTCATTGCACCAGTACCAGGTCCTGCTGGTCTCTTTTGCATTGTTGCAGCTGGTTTTGCTGCAGGTGCAGGTGCTGCTGGTTTAACTAAAGATGGGCTAGAAAATGCTGTTGAAGTTTGATTTGTAGTTGGTTTAGCAGCTGCTGCAGTTCCAGCAGACTTAACTGGAGAAGATGAAGAACCCAATGAAGGAGATGTCTTTGCAAATGCAGTTGACGAAGTAGATGGTGAAGGTGCTTTTGGTGCAGGAAGTTTATCTTTGAAATCCTTCATGAGAGGATTTGTAGTTGCACTAGTTCCTCTTGTTCTATCTCTTTCTGCCTTTGCCGCTGCGAGTTTTGGATTGGCGGCAGCCCACTGGTCCATCGCTGACCCTGCTGGTTTTGCTGATGCTGCTGGTTTTGCCGAAGATGGAACAACCTTTGCAGAACCAGGTGCTGATGCTGCTGGTTTTGCTGCAGGAGATGTTGCTGCTGGTTTTGCTGCAGGAGATGTTGCTGCTGGTTTTACTGCAGGAGTAAGTGCTCCTGGTTTTGCTGCGGGTGGTTTTGCTGCTGGTGCAGGTGCTGCAGGTTTTCTTGTTCCACCACCTCTTACATTTGTTGGTGTGGAAAGTGTAGATGGCTTTCTTCCTGCTGCATTTCCATAAAGAAGAGTATTACCCAAAGCAGCTCTGTTTTTGGCAACTTGAGCATCATATGCTGCCCTAGCTTTAGGATCTGTTGGTGCTCCACGTTCTATCAATAACTCCAATTCTTCTTGCAGGTATTCACCAGAATTTGGAGAATAAACACCTTCATATAAACCTGCTAAAGCATCCAAGTCTTCTTTCTTCATCTTCTTTGGGGGGTATTGAAAAGTACTTTTCTTAATAATATTTATCGTTTATTTATCTTCATCAAGATTCCAACTTGCTTTTATTCCCATCTCTCCACCTAAAAGTTCTTGTGCTTTACTACCATCTGGTTCTTTTTCATAATATACAGCATCTTTCACAATCTTCTTTTGGGTCTCTGTATACTTTGGTTTTTCAATCTCTTTTAATATCACTTCATTCTTCATATTGACTGGTTCTGGTTCTTCCAGTTTTTTATATTCTTCTATTGCTTTATCAACATCACGTTCAATTCTTTGGTCTAATAGTTCTGGAGTATTGATGACATAATCATTTACAGTATCATCAATCCAACCTCTTTTTAAAAGTTCTCTTTGGATTTCATCTACAATATCCCAAAGTTTCTTCTTATCAATGCCAAATTTGTTTGATAAAAACTCAATAATACCTTCGAGGAGTATAGAAATCTTTACCCATTCTATAACTCCTCTTCTTTTCTTTCCAAAGGAAAAATTAAACCTCATTATCAATCAATGAACTGCTTCCAATATTCATAAGCACTCATCTCTTCATTCTTAGTTGCTTGATATGAACGAACTCTGGATTCACCTTTCTTGTCTGGTGCAACCATATGAGTTTTAATTTTCTTTGTTGTTGGTGCTTCTTTCTTCTCTTTTTCAAATGCCTTATGAACTTTGGCAGCATCATCATACATATGGATTTTCTTAGCACCACTTTGCTTTGCTACTGCATTTGCAACATCAACTTTTTTCTTACCAATATCACCACCCTTCATTCCACCAGTGTAGTGAATGTTCTTCTTATCTACATCAACACCGTGCTTCTTGAGGTGTCCTTGGAATTCACTTGGTTTATCAAACTTAGAACGAGCAGTAATGAGATGAACGTTTTGTCCTCTTGCTTGCTTTCTCTTGATATCCTTAATTACTTTTTTGTTTGGACTAGCAGTTTGGGAGAACTTTTTAGCACTTTGGAACTCACTAAAGTCATAAGAATGTCCCTTATCTAACTTATGAGTATTGAACTCCTGGTTGCTTAAACTCTTGACTCTCTTGCCAGATGCATCCTTAACGTGAACCTGAACGTTTGGTTTACCTTTCTTACCGTGTCCGAAGAGAGTTTCGTCAACATCATATGCATGAACTGTTGTCTTTTTTCTAGTTCCTCTTGCCTTCTCTTCAATATACTCCTCAAGAATAACTGAGGTAAACTCATCACTAATGTGCTCAAACATTACTTCTGCTGCTTCATAGCTCTCTGCGTAATCTGCAGCAACTAGCATTTCAATAATATAATCATAAGCATCATCATAGTCAAATGATTGATTTAATTGTTTTAATTGACTTGAGTATCTATCCCCACCAATCGGAGATGTTTTTCTTGCTTTATCCATTGCTTTATCCACTGCTGGTTTTGCAAATTTTTTAAGTAAATATGGAGCAGCTGCTGCACCAGCAGCAAGTGCTCCAGCGGCAAGAGGAGCAAGTTCATCGAGTTGCTCACCTTCTACCTCAAATGAATCTGCCATTGCTTGCTTACGGATGGTGGCAAAATAAATTTGAGTTCCTTTTTCTTTTCCGTATTGATCAATCATACTTTTCTTCATTGCTGAAGTATCATACTTATTCTTGAGTTTTTTCTCTTTTTTCATTTCTGCCTTTGTCATTTCTCTTTCGGAAACTAATTCTCCTTCCAGTTCATATCCAGCAACTTGCATTCCAGGTTTTGCTTTTGCTAAAGGAAGTTGTGGTCCAGTTTTCTTTAACCATTCCTTTTCAGTACCAGCACCTTCCTTTGCTTTATTATAAATTTTCTGAGTTTTCTGTGCTGCCTTGTGCCCAGGACCAATCTCAAAACTTGCCTCAGAAAGAAGAGTTCCTGAAGTTTCAGAAGTTTTAATTTGCTTATACAAGTCTGTAATATCGTTAATACTGGACATTTTTATACTCTAGTTTTTTAGTTATTTATAAAAAAAAGGGGGCAAATGCCCCCGAAGAATCAAAGTTGGAATCCAGCAAATGTATCCGTTTTCAAGTCTTGTTTGATTCCACCAACTACATAACTTTCAACTTCTGTTTCTTGGGGAGCAACCTGAAGACCTTTGGAGGAAATCCAATGTTCGGTCCAAGGAAGAGGATTATTCTTTGCAGAAATATCGTATAAAGGTTTAATTCCAATTGCTTTCATTCTACGATTTGCAATCCACTCAACATACTGATGAAGAAGTTTATCATTAAGACCAATCATTGAACCATCTTTAAAGAGATATTGTGCCCATCTCTTTTCCTCATTAACACAATTATCAAAAGCAGACCTTACCCATTCCTCTTCTTCCTTACAAATTTGTTGCATTTCTGGATCATCTCCTTCACGCCATTTATTGAGGATGTTTTGAGTAATAACAAGGTGTTGGTTTTCGTCTCGTGCGATGAGAGAGATAATTTTAGCGGATCCTTCCATAAGTTTGAGTTCACCAAACGCAAACGAGCAAGCGAACGAGACATAGAACCTGATACCTTCGAGAATATTGACATTGGCAACAGCACGATAAAGTTTTCTTTTTAATTCAATACGATCTTCTCTTGAAGATCCTGCATTTTCTTGTGCAAACATCCAAGCATTTGATGATCCATACTGTTGTGCAGAGTTAATAAAATCATCATAAGCACCAGTCACAGATGATGCTCTTTCTAAAATATTATCATTAGATAATATTGAATCAAAAACTTCAGAAGGATCTGAATAAACATTTTTGATAATATAGGTGTATGAACGAGAGTGAATCATTTCCATGAATTCCCATACGGTCATACATGCTTCCAATTCAGGGAGTGAGCAGTATGGAATAAATGCCATACCGGGACCACGACCCTGAACAGAATCCAAAAGAATTTGATACTTCAGATTTGAAGTAAAAATATGCTTCTGTTCAGGACGTAATGTTTGATAATCTGCTCTATCTTTTTGTAATGAAATTTCTTCTGGTCTCCAAAAATAACCAAGTTGTTGTGTAGTTAATTTTTCAAAAATTGGATATTTATAGGAATCATACCTTTGAACTCCCAAAGGTTGTCCAAAGAACATGGGCTGTTTCTTTGTTTCAACCTCTTTTGTATTAAAAACGGTCATTCCATCTAACATTTTATTTTGCCTCTTTTGTTGTTGTCCCCAAATCTACCATAATTTTCTATAATAATATTGAAAGCAATACTAATTCTTTCCTCTTTAGATTTATTTTCTTCAACTAAATGCCTAAGAGAAGAATGAAATATCAATAATGTACCTTCGGATGGATATACTTCAATTTCAGCACATAATCCATATGCATTAACATAATTCTCAGAGTACATATTAAATGTTAATCCAAATATATGAGAATTTGGACCATCAAAAACAATAGGAGCATCATCATCAATATCATCATTTTCTGGAAGATTTACATATAAAACTCCAGCATAATCACAACCAGGGTGGGTATGAGAAAGATTATAAGCACCTGAAGGGTTAATATTAATCCAGCAATTTGGTACAGAAAAAGTAAGTTCTCCAGAGTGATCAAATGATTCATAAAATAAAGATTCTATCATTTTATGGAGATATTCATAAAATGATTTATTTTTTTCTTCAAAAAACCATTTAGACTTACTTTGCCATCCACCTCCCCGATTTGATATCAGTCTACCACTAGTATCATTATCCCTTTCATCAAGACACATTTTTAAAATATCATCTTTTTTATTTGGATAATCATCATCTTTAAATATCCCAAGGGGAGTAGGAAATAATGGGATGAATTTACCTTCTCCTTTTAATTTTAAATTTTGCATGATTCGCAATCTTCTTCACCAGAATTGAGTATATCATTAATCAAAGATGAAATATCTGACTTTTCATCTTTAACCTCATCTGTCTTAATATCATATGTGTTTTGGTAATAAGAAGTTTTCCATCCATACTTATATGTTTTTAGGAAATCATTTGCCATAACAGTGACTGGAACTTCATTATCTGGATAATTTTCTGGATTATAAGACCAATTTCCAGAAATTGCTTGATCAAAAAACTTTTGCATCACAGCAACCACATTAATATACCCAGTATTATTAGGCATATCCCACAAAAGCGTATAATTGTTTTTGAGTGTATGATACTGGGGAACAATTTGCTTAAGAGGTCCTTTCTTTGATTTCTTAATGGACAAGAATCCACGAGGTGGTTCGATTCCATTAGTTGCGTTTGACACAACGGAACTGCTCTCCGATGGCATCTGTGCGGACAATGTTGAGTGCCTGAGACCGTATTCCAAGATAGATGCTCTAAGAGTTTCCCAATCATGTTCCAATTTAATTGAAGTAATTTCATCTACGTCTTTTTTATAAGTATCGATTGGAAGAATTCCATCAGCATACTTAGTGCGACCAAAGTATTCGCACTTTCCTTTTTCTTTTGCAATTTGATTAGAAGATTTCAGAAGATAATACTGGAATGCTTCAGAAAGTCCGTGTACCGCATCCCATGCTTCTTGTGAATCATAGTTGCATCCAAGTTTTGCCAAATAGTGTGCAAGACCAATAAACCCAATACCAAGAGAACGACGTGCTTTGGTTGATTTTTCTGCAGCAACAACTGGATATTCTTGGTAGTCTATCAATTCTTCTAGACCACGCACAGAAAGATCACAAAGTTCTTCAAATTCTTCATCAGATTTGACTTTTCCTACATTAACCGCAGAAAGAATGCAAAGTGCAATCTCCCCATTAGGGTCATCAATGTGCTGCAATGGTTTGGTAGGAAGTGTAATCTCTTGGCAAAGATTACTCATCCAAACTTTATCTTTAAATGACGAGTGAGAATTGCAATGGTCGATATTCATAATGTAGATACGACCCGTTTCCGCACGTTCCTTAAGGAGGTCAAGAATAAGTTCTTGCGCCTTAATAGTCTTCTTTTTAATGGACGGATTCTTTTCATATGAAACATAGAGATCGTCAAACTCAGGGAGTCCGAAAGAATCAGAAAGTCCAGGTACGTCATGGGGACTGAAGAGAGTAATCTCCTCATCTTTAATAAACCTTTCATAGAACAATTTAGAAATTTGAATAGAATAATCAAGTTTACGGACTCGATTATCTTCAGTTCCTTTGTTATTCTTAAGAACTAGAATATCTTCTATTTCTTGGTGCCAGATTGGAAAGTGGACAGTTGCTGATCCACCTCGGATGCCATTCTGAGTGCAGCATCGGACAGTGCTCTCAAACTTTTTGAGGAAAGGGACAACACCTGTGTGCTGAACTTCTCCACCTCTGATTTTAGCATTGATCCCCCTGATGCGACCTGCGTTGATACCGATGCCCGCCCTTTGTGCAACATATCTGCCGATAGCCATATCAGAACTAAAGATGCTATCGAGGGTGTCATCAGAATCAACAAGAACACAGCTAGCAAATTGTCGAAGTGGAGTTCGCACTCCTGCCATGATAGGTGTGGGAATGTTGATTTTGTGCTTTGAGATTGCGTCATAGTACCTCTTTACATATGAAAGACGAATTTCTTTTGAGTATTGAGAGAAGATTGTCGCAGCAATCATCATGTACATAAACTGTGGGGTTTCATATACACTTCCATTGCTTCTATCTTGCACGAGGTACTTATCAACGACCTGACGTAGACCTGCATAAGTGAATAGGTAGTCACGGTTATGATTAATATACGAACCAAGTTTATTAATCTCTTCTTCAGAATAATTTGTGAGAATTTCTTTGTCATAAACACCCGCATTTACACACTTTTTAATGTGGTCCAAGAAAGTTGGATGGTCTTGAATTTTTCCATACAAAGACTTTCTCACAGAAAATAGCAGAAGTCTTGCTGCAACAAATTGATAATTTGGGTTATCCAAATCAATCAAGTCTGATGCAGAACGAATTAAAATTTCTTGAATTTCCTGAGTTGTAATTCCATCATAAAATTGAATTCCAGACTGCATCTCAACCTGACTTGCTGATACACCAGACAAATCCTTGCAAGCCTCGTCAACCATTAGATGAAGTTTATTCAGGTCAAGACTCTCTACGGAACCATTCCTTTTAACTACATTTGTACCGTTGCTCATACTCGTTTCCAACCAATAAGTTTTGCTTTTGCTTCTAACCCCATAAAGGTATTTTCTTTTACAATTTTGTTGACATCAATGCCTTCAAGTATCATATCATTGATGTCCTTTTCTTTCAAGTCATTTGGCCAAATTACAATAGGAAATTTTGAATCAATTGCCTTTTCCATTCTCTGAATAATTTGTTTATTTCGTTTTTCATTGTCATAGACCATCACAAAGTCTGATTCAAAATTAGTAACGAAAAACATGTAATCTAAATCTGCTCCAACCATAGCAATTGCATTATCTAAGAACATACTATCGATTGGTCCCTCAACGACATATACAGTCTTATTAAAATCTGCTTTATCTAAACCATATATTTTTGGATGGCTGTCGTCTAGGATGATTGTAATATATTTGACCTTTGAATTCTTATTCAGACTGCGACCTTGAAACCCAAAGATTTTTCCTTGATTGATGAGAGGAATGATGATTCTTGGTTCGTCGTTGTCTAAATTATCGAATGTGTGCTTCTGAGTGTTAGTCCACTCTTTGAAGTTCTGACAAAAATACAATTCACGAAAATATTCCTTTGGAATTTTTCTGTTCTCTAGATATTGTCTTGCCAAGTGTTCTTTATTTAGTTCTTCTATGGTGGGCAGGTCAAAAGACTTTTTTGAAAAGTTAGGTTTTTCAAACTTAAACTCTGGTGTCTTTGTTTGACTTCCCTTTCCTGTTAGACCATTCTTATATCTCTCCATCACATACTGGTCATACAACACAGCATCCATATCCTTCAGGAAGTTAGTAAAAGTCCTAGAAACCCCACAATTATGGCATTTAAAGTTGTGGTCGTTCTTTAACTTATACAGGTATCCCCGTGCCTTATTTTTAGTCCTCTGACTATCTCCGCAATAAGGGCAACGGAAATTATATAGACCTTCTTTTTTTCTAGCGAACTTATGCAGTCGGGAAGAAACCAACCCGATATATTTGGAATCAATAAAACTCATTATCTAGTTTGGGTGGTCTGGGAACCTCCATTATAGGGTCCTGGGAGCACGTTGTCAATAAAGGGGACTACCAAACCGATAATCAAAACGGCAGCACCTGAAATAGCTGCTACCTGCCACTTAAACTTAGATAAATCTGCAATATTACTTTCTACTGTCTCTAATCTTTTAATGACAAGGGCATGTTCTTTTGAATTTGACTCCTTAACCTCATCAATCATCTTTATAATAAGGTCATCAGTCTTTATCGCCTGTTCAATCCTTTCGTCATGCTTTGTAAGAATCATAGCAATGCGGTTATTTCCTTCTGATATTTTTTCCACAGCTGCTTCCAATTTTGAAAGCATTTCTCTGGACAGTTCTTCATAAATGTTGAGTTTAGATTCAAGAACCGCTAGTTTAGATTCTTGTGAGAACATGGCATTTATATTTTCCAAAGTTTTCTAGAGTTTTTTTGGTAAATGTATTTTTTTCTTTTTTTTACTGGTGGATTTCCTGGATCTGCCTCTGGAGTTCCAGCAATATTACCAGAACCAACATTATTAGTTGGCAATGCCATTGCACCCTCTTCATTTAAATTATTTCTTACCATTGAAATAATTTTATCTAAAATTCTGTCGTCCATTAGATTGAATTGAGTATTTTTAAACAGTCATCATCAAGTGGTATTTCATGAATTTTGGTAATTGGATATTCCGGAAACCTTTGAAGATAAACTATAAAAGTTTTCAGAACACTCCAATAATCCTTTTCCAATTTATAAAACAGCATTGGTGTTGCTGCATCACCAAAAACATTATAAAGAATAATAAAGTGGTTTATTAATAAATGAGTTTTCAGTTCACCTTCATTTTTATATTTTTTCAACAACTTTTTAATCCACCTAATTCTTTTTAGGTCATCATAAAAGTCATCCTTAGTCACGGACTGAGGATTCTCATAATGTTTAATTGCAAAAAGAAGATAGTTATCTTCATTCAACTCATCAAATCTCATACATCAAATCACGATACAGTAAGGGTTGCAGATCCAGATACAACTTGATCAGCACCTGTGGAATTAAGAACAACACGATATAGATATCCATCAAACGTAGTATTAGTTACCGCAACACTAACTGCAGAGGTAGTTGCTCCACCAACATTGGTGTATGAAGTACCCCCATTTGTGCTTCTCTGCCACTGATAAGTAACAGCCTGAGATACTGGAGAAGTTGCTGCTACTACACTAAAGTTAACTGTCTGTGGTAGTGCAGTGGTAGCAACACCAACACTAGATGGTTGAGTTACAATTGAAATGACAGTATCTGGGAGAAGGGTGTCATCGGCAGCATCACCACCAACTCCAGTTGTACTTGCTACACCAGTGGTGATTCCTGACATAGCAACTAAAACTTCAGTCTTTCTTCTCAGATTTCCGTGATTATCAACATAAGTATGAACACCAACCCATCCTGTATGTGAAATCTCTAGTGTAGATGAAACAATCTCATTTTCATCGACTCCAAGAATTTCAGTTGCAGAATAATTAGAATCTTTAAGAGTATACTTTGGTTTTTGGGATGCGGTCCACTCCACAGCAGAAATAGCAGCACCACTTAGATACTGAGTAGATGCAATAGAAATAACTGTATCTGAGGTAATACCAGATACAACTGCCTCACCAAAAGTAGTACCAGCTCCGATAGAAATCACATCACCGACACTCAATGCGGTGAAAGTGGTTCCAGAACCAGTTACAGTTTTATTTGCATAATCAACTGTAATAGTTCCAGCAGAATAAATGTCGTCTTTTTTACCCCAGAGTGCCATTTTTTTCTTTTCCGTAAAAAATTTTTCCTAAACTTATTTATAAAAGGGGGTAAAGCAACACTTTACCCCAAAAATTTTAACAAAATTAGATCCAAGTCATAAACTTGGAAAATCAAACTTCTGGTTTAAATAGAAGTTCCTTAACAGTAGCAAGAATAACATTATCAATGCTATTGTCTGTGGTTTTTACATATTTTTCAAGAAGTTCAATAACAAGATTTTTAACTGATGGGTGAGTTGCAATTCTAATAAGAATTGGTTTTACGATTGCGACAATTGCGTCCATAATGACCTCCGTAAGTTAGACCAAAATTATTTATCCGAAAGTACCCCTCAATCACCATTTAACTTTGTCTGCCCAATAGGCAGCACTCATTTTTCCCTTTGCAATATTTTTTGCATGTCTAGTCTTAAATCTATTGCGACGACTTGCATATTCTTCAGACTCCCCTTCTTTTTTTGGAGAACCTTTAACTCCAAGTTGTCCAAAACGAATAATCTTTTCTTCCCCACCTTCACATGCCTTTACAATATGAGACTTTCCACTCTCTCCAGAACCATGTGCTTGTGCTTTTGGTTTATTGCACTTCATTTTATCTTTATCAACTGATTCATCTAATTCACAATCTTCCCCAATAATACCATTAATTAGTTGAGAATTCTTCCTTCTCTTTTTATCCTCAAGTGCTTTAAGCATCAATAATATTAAAGTTTTTTTTTTATCCACTTCCTCACCAACAATATTTGATAATGCCTTTCTATAAACACTTGCTCCACTATCTTCTGGACTAATTGAATCAGGACTAGATTGAACTTTTTGTCCCGCACGACTAAGTGAATTTTGAATTCCTGCTTTTAGTTTTTCTTTTGCAATATCTTTCACTGCAGAAGTAACTGCTGCTCTGGTTCCAGTTGTTGCTGCAGTTCTTGCACCTGCACCTAAAGCAACTCTACCAAGTGCAGCAACTAATGGTGCCATTTCACTGATTGTATATTTTTCCCACATAGAAGGACCGTAGGAACACTCCCCCTTTGCCTCTTCTCTTCTGCAAAGTTTGCAGTATCTCTTTTCTTCTTTCTCTTCAGAAAGTCCTTCTTCACTTTGAAGATACTCAGAAGCAGTATCAACGTAATCTGCTGCTCTTGTTATTTTTGACTGCACCCAAGCAGGGAGTTGGGTATCAGATTTCTTTAATTTTTTACGGAGTGCTTTGATTGCTCTCTCCATTTGGTCCAACTCCACATTTGCCATATACCCCTCATCATCTTTCTTTTTTCCACTTGCGATTTCCTTATGGTCTTCATTAACAGTAGGATTCATTTCAATTTTATTTTTACCCTTCATGACATCAATAATTTTTTCTTTCTCAACTTTATTTGCCTTTTCATCTACTTCGAAAAGGAATTCTTCTCTCCAATCTGAATAGTTTTCCATTCTAGTTTTAATTAATGCCGATTTTAGTGCTGGATTTCTTCTTGCTCTTTGCCCCAAAGACATTCCAGTTTGTCTTTGGGGAGAAGGTGCTGCCTGATATGGAGTGCCGCCTGAAGGTGCAATCCTTTTAGATGCTGCAGGAAGTCTCTTTGTAGATGGAACTAATTTCTTTCTTTCTGGGGTTCCAGTTAGTCCACTAGTTGACTTTTTATTACTAACATCTCTCACGGAAACCTGCTGAATATCTCCTCCGGATGCTTTTGGTCTTCCTGGTTTTCCTGGTTCTTTCTTTTCTGGTTGTTTTGATTTTGCTTCTGCTGCTCGTTTTTCTGCTTTCTTCTTTTCTCTTCTAGATTTAAGTGCCTCAACTCCAGCTTTAGCAAGTGCTCCAACTGCACTTCCAACATTTCCTATTGCTTTACTGTATGCAGTTGGATCTTGGTCTTTATAACTGATGGTACTGTATTTTGCAGAAGATAAAGCACTCCTGACTTTTGATTTTGTATCCTTATCCGATTTTTCCTTTAATTTTTCAATCTGCCTTCTTTTTTGGTCTTCATATTTTTGTTTCTTGTATTCTAATTGTTTTTTTAGATACTCTGTATATTCTGAGCTTTTTTTATCTTTCCCTTTCCCTTTTTTATTTTTTTTCTTTTTTCCAGTTAAATCAGACATAACCTGCTCTGCTGCTTTCTTTTTTTGAGCAGCAGTCATTTCTTCAGAGATATACTTTTCCCAATAGGTCATTTTACCGTAGACAATCTTTTTCTATTAGTATTTAGTATTTTTGGTTTAAATTGTGGTATAGTTCTTTTAACTATAATATCAGTAAATGATACCTTTGGTTGCCCTGGTGTCATTTCTTGTGCATGTTGAAAATATTCTGTTGTTCCTATTTCAAATACTTCTCTAACATCCTTTAACCAACTCTTAAACATAAATCCAGACTCAGTAACACAAATTAAATAATTTGCACCCCTACGAATAATTTTTCCAACAAGTCCAGTATTTAAATTTTCAACCATAGTATCAACTTCATATAATCCCCCATTTTTATAATTCCATCTTAGAGCATCATAGTCCAGCATTGGTTCAATTTTCCAAACCTCAGTATCTTCTGTAACTTGCAATGATTTTTTTACTTCATCAAATAATGCTGCAGCATCATCTTGGTTTGCCGTTGAAGGAAGTCCCATTATAAATTTATCAAAGTCGTCTACTGCTGCTGCTGCTCTCATTAAAGCAGAAGAACCAGGGGTCTCTATTTCACTATCTGGGTCTTTCACCCCAGAGGGAACCACCTCAATACTATTAAACTGATAATTTTGCCCCTCACCTTTATGAACCAAACTCTGGAATTCCCCAAGTCTATCTTGACCTACAACTACTACAACATCAGTATATCCATTACCATAAACAGAGGCGAGAATATCAAAAATTGTTTTTGCTTCTTCATCATCAACAATATATTCTGCATAATCAGGAAACAAAGCCTGCATATATCCAATCTTTGTAGATGGATTCAAAGGATTTGTTGTGTAATCTTGAATTCTGCTTGGGTAAATTCTATACTCGTATCCACGTCTCTTTGCTTGAGACATACCAACTCTAAGTAATGCCTCATGGTTTTTAGAAGGTGGATTAAATCTACCAACAACAATTGTAACTCCATTAACTTGTGGTTGTTCTTCTTGCTCTGGGGAAGAATCTGTTTGTTGGGACTTTGTTGATTTCTTTGCTTCTTCACCAGGAATACCATCCTGAGATACTGTATCACCTTGTCCAAAAAACTTTAACTTACCCTTAACCGTTTTTGCAACAAAATTTCCCTGCTTATCGTACCAGTCTCCGTGACCATTTCCAACAAGTCCACGGTTCTTTGCCTCGGTAGATGCTTGGGTTTCTACTGCTTCGTTAAAAAATCTGGCAAAAGTCTTCATTATTACTTAGTTTTTAAATATTTATTCATTCATGTAATCTCAACTTTTATTGAACTAGTCATATCCTGACCAGATGAAAATTTTATTCTTATCTCTATTATACTATTTGGATTTCCAATTTTTTTTAATTGTATTCTAGTTTCACCTGTAGGTGTTTTTCTAGTATTAATAACAATAGTAGAAGAAATAATATCCAATATTTTATCTGTGCTGTATGAAGCAAATAATCCTCCCGTGCTCTTTGCAACAATATAAAGAGGAAGAGAAACTTCCTTTAACGCAGTTTCAATTATAAATCTTTTCAATTTATCTTGAGATACTTTATTCAGTTCTTGTACAAAATAATTAATATAATTTTCCTTTATTTGCTTTGCATCACTTTCAAATAAGTTTTTTCCTTTCTTTAAAGTTCTTACAAAATTTTTGTTAAACCATTTTGAATTTGATCCAGATGAAAAATGATTTGTTGGTTTTGAAGATAATCCATAATTAGAAAAATTCGTTTCAACATCTGTTTTCCTTGCTTTTACAATACTTTCAGCCAATTCTTTATACAATAAAGTTGATGCCCAATTTGGGGTGGTTCCATTTTTTCCAAATAATTTTAAAATATCTTCTACCCCAAGGTTTGCCTTGACTGTTGCTTTTCCTCTGCTTGTGGATTTTAAAGATATTCCGAAGTATTTTTCCTCAGGAAAAGTTTTTCCGGAATATTCCAATAAAATATCAGATGGATTTCCATCATCAAATTCATTATATAATCCACTAAAAAAATTACGTCTTTTGGGATTTGCACCAATTAAGTCTATTTTACTGGGAGAATCAGTTCCATAGTAAGTGGAAAGTTTCACTTTTACTTTTTTTGCAGTATCACTTGCTTCCGTATCTTTTGAAGTTTTTTCCTGAGGTGTAAGTCCTAATCTCTGAGATTCATTTTGTAAATTTATTTGACTAGAAACTCCATACAATTTAGATAAGTAAAATGCAAAAGAATTTTCAAAATATTCTCCAATTTGTTGACCGGTTGCCATTAAAAAATCCCCCTTTTCTTTATTTAGAAAGAGGGATTAATATTATTTCTTTTCCATCACTTGACTGATTGCATCATCAAGATCAGCAATCACTTCACGAATATCAAAAATACGAGGAGGTACTGTATTAATATTATTCGTATATCCTTTTTGAGACTCAAACAAAACTTGTCGAACTGCTGCAGCAGAACGGACATCCAATTCCAATTTTACTTTACTCACAGATCTCCCTCCTCACGATTTTCGGAATAGTAAACATCAAATGCACCACCAGGATAACGTTTTTCTAGTTTCTTCACATTGCGAGCAATCACCTCATCAAAAGAAACTTCAAGTGCCATACAGGCTTGAGCAACATACCACATCAGGTCTCCCAGTTCAATAATCATATGTTCTTTGTTATCTGCGTTAAAGGGTTTGCCTTGGAAGATCATCTTCTTAATAATCTCAAGGAACTCACCACCTTCGGCATTGATTCCAACACCAGCAGTCAGAAGACGTTCAATGTTTGCACCCTTTTCATCCAATTCAACCATTCGGTCAGCCAATGAAACAAATTCTCTGGAAGCATCAGAAGTCACTGCATCCACGAATTGTTGGTATTTATCAAAATCAGTTTTTTGTGTCATTTTAATTTAAAAATAATAATTTACTAGTTTGCAAATTTCAAATTTTTTCCAGATATCATATGCATCTGCTCTGAGTTCTGGAGGCATTTTATCAATATCCTCAGTTTTTATAGTATAAAAAGATGCCAATGAAAATCTATCATCATCTAAAAACCAATCTTTTTTAAAATATGGTTGATGAAATAGAGTTGGTGAATAAACAACTAAGTCATTATATCCCCAAGAAACATAATATTCAAGTTTCCACTCACCATCATCATCTGTATTTTCCCACTGATTAATTCTATTGTCAGAATGATTAATTTCATTCATTTGAAAATAATATTGATTAATTTCTTCAATATTCATATCAATGATACCTCTTTTTTTCATAAATGTCCAAAAAGAAGTACCACCTTTAAAGTTTTTTGTTAATCCTAAGTTAGAAACTAAATGTGGTCCAATAGGTAAATTATATGGTTCATCCATATCGGTATGAGGAGGAATCCGATGAGTATCCATAATCCCAGAAAAGCAATTAGTATATAAACTAATACACTCAAGATTTATTTTAAAATGTTCAAATAAAGATTTTCTAATGAAAAATGTTAATTTTGGGAAATTTGATGGATTAAATAAAAATGATTTGCCAGGTCTTCCTGTGAATTCTTTTTCATTTTTAAAGTGTGGAAATGATGCCAATAAACTTGAAAATTCATCAGGATATTTTAAAAAATCTTTAATTACTAAAGAATAAGATTTTTCCCCAGTACTCAATACATGTTCATTGATTTCTGGTTTTGTATTATTGACTTCCGAAAATTTAATAAATTTTTCGTCCATCTCTTCAATTTTCACTATTATTTCCTCCTCCCACTAAAATTTAAATCCAGAGAATTTACTTGTTTTTTCTTCATCATAACTATACTCCTCATCTTGTCCAGAGTCAAGTATGTCTTTTTGAGCACTTTGCTCTACATCAAAGAGTCTCATCTTTGCCCTATCAATTCCGAGAACAAATCTCTTATTCATTGTTGGGTCATTGTATCGGTTCTTCAATTGCTTAACCATAATCTGACCAAGTTGCTCTAACTCTTCAGTAGAAATAAGAGCAAACATAAGGTCAGCAGTAGCAGGAAGACCAAAGGATTCGGATGTGTCAGTAAGTTCAACATCAGAGTTTCCATAACCACTACGAGTAGTTTGAGTAGCGGAAACAATAGGAACATTAGTTTCAACTGCTAATCCACGAAGTTCTTCAGCAATTGCTTTCACGAATGTATAAGAGTTAATATTGCTATTCCCCTTATAACGTGAAGAAGCACAGATATTCAAATAATCAATAAAGATAATATCAGGTTTAAATGATTTCTTGAGAGAAAGTTCATTGAGTAGTGCTCGAAAATGCCCTGCGTGTGCTGATGCAGTTGGATATTCTTTGATGATAAGTTGCCCTTGAGTCTTTTTATTAATACTATTAACTTTAGATTCAAACATCATTTTAGGCAATGATTCAATATCTTGAATTTTAACATTCAGAAGATTTGAGTCAATACGTTCCGCAATCCTCTCTTCAGCCATCTCCAAAGTAATATAAAGGACATTCTTACCTTGAAGTAAAACAGAAGCAGCAACATGGCACATGAATAGAGACTTGCCAACACCAGTGCCTGCAAGAGCAATGTTGAGAGTTTTATTAGGAAGTCCACCCTTTGTGATTTTGTTGAAGAACTCCAAGTCGAAAGGAATCTTGTCCTCACGTTGATGGTAAAAGTCGTATCGTTTTTCGGAATCCTTAAAGTAATCGTGTCCAATGTTATTGTCGAAGGAAACTGCTAGAGCATCCGATAGAATACTTGGAATTGCATCTCGATTCTTCTTATCATCTTGACCGTCTGCAATCTTAATAGATTCCATAAGTGCAAGATATATAGCACGGTCTCTACACCACTTTTCAGTAGTATCTACCAACCACTTATAATCAACATCATTGTTATCTAACCTAGATACATACTCACAAATAGTTTTGTATGTATCTTCCGTAATATCGGTTCTTTTTTCAGTTTCAATGAGGAGAACTTCCTTTGTTGCAAGTTTTTCATAAGCAACGATAAACTTGCAAATCTCTTCAAAAACTACCTTCTCATGGAGATTCTCGAAATATTCATTTTTAATAAAAGGAAGAACCTTTCTGCAATAGTCATTATTGAAAAGAAGATTCCTAAGAATAGTAGTTTCGACTTTTTCCATTACCCTCCGTATGAGAATTCTTTTTGTGCTGCTTCATCCAATGCTTGCATTACATCCCCAGTAAAATACTTTTCTGGGTTTTCCATAATCGTTTTGCCGTATTGGGAAGTCCCATCTGGCATTTGATACCGTGTACCAGACTTAGGGAAAATACCATGCTTTTCGGCAAGGTCTAGAAGACCATAGTATTTGTCCAATCCACGTTCATCATAATAAAGACGAACCTCAACTGTTTTATTCTCCTTACTCAGACGAGACTTGTGAGTAGTTGCTTTAATAATATTACCAACTACCTCTGTGCCATCTTTTTCTTTTTTCTTAGAAAGATAGATGATGGTAGATGCTGCGTACTTAAGACCAGAACCACCACTCATTTCTTTAGTTGGAACATAAGAACCAACAACATCATAAGTATGGTTGGTAACAATCATTGGAATTTTTGCTTGCCCCAACTTCAAGGTTAGCATCCTAAAGGCACCTTTGACAAGTTGAGATTTAGTCATATCACGAACTTGTTTTTCTGCGAGGGCATCTTCAATTTCTTTTTCAGTTGAAAGCATCCCCAAAGAGTCGAGAACAAACATACAAGGTTTACGTTCACCTTCCTTTTTCTTAAGATACAAATCTACTGCCTTAAGTGCCTTGGAACGAAACTCTTCAATGGTAACCACATTTACAACAACTACTCGGTTAGTATCAAGACCTCTACTTTCAAGAAGAGATTTTGTTATAGCAGCTTCAGTATCAAAATAGAGGCAATAACCATCGGGATTATTATCAAGGAAGTTCTTAACCACTGCGAGAGAGAAAAAAGTTTTTCCAGTACTAGACTCTCCAGCAATAGCAGTAATCTTATTCCCAGATACACCACCAAGTACACTACCTGAAACCAATGCATTAAAAATGAATGAACCCGTGTCAACATAAGTCTCTGTTTCGTCAATGTCAGCAGCAAGTTGCGTATACTCACCACCAATTTCTTTTACAATGTCTTTAAGAAAATCCATACATCACTCCAATTTATTTAAATATTCTTTTAATTCTGGAAATTTATCTATCCTAAATTTTTGATAATGATTTAGGAAAGTTTTAGTATTACAATTATCTATTTTATATCTTTCTAGGATATCTTCAATTGTAGTAATTCCCCACATACCAGTTCCAAAATGCTTCGTCTTTACTTCTTCATTATAAACATCAAAAAACGGATTATATGTATTTCTAGGAAATTTACTAACATTTCCATCATACTCTTTGTAAACTAAATCAATTAACCATGGACCACATATAGCATGTTCATATAAAGGATCCTCAATAGTAAAAAATTTAGTCTCTTCAAGTTTTTCATAATTAATTTTGGATCTCTTTAAACAATTTAAGAAAAATTCATTATTTGGAATACTAGCAATTAATGGATTTTCCACTTCGGTATGTTCTTCATCAAAAGATTCCAAAAGATATAAATCATCAACTAATTCAGAATAAAAATTAGAATAACAATAAAAATCAAGATCAGAAAAAATTCCACCATAAGTGTATAATATACACAGTCTAGCAAAATCAATTTTAAGCATATGCATTGGAAGTTGCTGATAATACTCCCAATAATCAGAAAATTTAGTTTTTACTAAATTGTCAATTTCATCCCCATCTTCCCATAAAATGTGTTTAAACTCTGGTTCTTTAAAATGTTTTTTCCATGAGTTATGTCCCATTTTCCATATAGGATGCCAAAGATTTTTATCTTTTGGTCCGATTTGATGTATGATTTTGGGTATCATGCTACCATCCCATATTCTTCACGTAAGATTTTTTTGTATGGAAGACCTTGCTCCCTAAGTTCTTTTACAAGTTTAAGTTTTTGATATAGTGCAGTATCTCCACCTAGATGCATAGCACTTACAATTGTATTCAGTTCTTCGTCGTTAATCGGCAAATCCATTAGGAAAAAAATGATTCTAGAGTAATTGTTTTTTCAACTTTCCAACCAATTGCATCAAGGATGACCCTCATAGGTTCCAAGAATGCTTTATTGAATTGTAGTTCATAGTCGATGTATTTGTCCAATCCCAATTCCTTAGGAAACTCCTGAATATAAGAAATAACATTCTCTCGAATTGGATTGGGAAGT